CCATCAGGATTAGTTGCCGTATTTCTTGCTATAAAGCATTGAGACGGCATATATAAACGTAGGTGTACTTGTGCCACCTATTGTGCCAACAGCACGAACATAACGACGAACATCGTTAGTGTTGATTGTTAGCTTTTGCTGTGAAGCAGTGCTAGTTACTTGCGTAAAAGTAGCACCAGAAATATCAGCCCAGCTAGAGTTGTCAGCCGAATCTTGGAGTTTTACGTCCATTGTTGGGCTGGTGCCAGAACCTGCCTTGCAATCAAGAATTGCTACAGCTTCACCTTCGGCATCATTTGATCCTTGCAAATCAAAGCCAGTGCCTGACGCTGTAGCCGTGCGAGAGTCAGCCGGTAACAAGCTGGCTAGGTAAGTTTTGCTTCCTAGATTGTGAATCATTGGGTTTTCTCCGTTTTGGGATGGATGGAATAGGGTCAGTGCTAATAATAACTTCCTGGGCTAAAGGAGCAGCAATGGCTTTCTTTATGCCAATCAAGAGCAAAGCTGATTTTTGATTGGTTTCAACAAAATCACCAATATTTACCTGTTGTAGGTCAACAATGGTGTTTCGCAACATTTGAATACGCATTGCTACTCCTCAGCTATCAAGACATTTTGCAAATAGATTCAGGATGACGGATGGCTACGTCATAATCCTGCATAGCAACAACACGAACCGTGCCGGAAGCTGAGCCTGTGTAAGGATCAACCATAATGTCCAGCCCACTCCAGAAGCCCATCAAGATGTCGCTAAAGTTAGCGAATACTGCTGTGCTATTTGGCATTGAGTTGGATATATAAGCTGGATAACCATTAATAGTGTTATCAGCTTCATAAACAAAGACACCATTAGTGCCTTCAGCTTTTTCGGTAGTCTTCAAAGTACCGCGTAAGGCGGAGTTCATTAAATAACCAAGGCTGCCAAGCAATGCATTGTCGGTGCTGAGTGACGCCTCAGCATTTACAAAGTCAGAGAATGCTGCAACACCAGATTCAGTGTTGATGCCAGTTACGTTCAAAATCCCCAAGGGATATGAGGCAGTGCCGGTGCCATTGATGGCTTGGTTTTCTACTTCAATAGCAATGCTTTGAGCTAGATCACGGCGGATCAAGTTCTCAATATCAATGCTGGATTGCAGTAATAGGCGACGTGAATAATCGGTAAGAGCACCAATTGTACGTGGCTGCATCGTTACCTGATCAACTGTAAGGGCTGATTCGGTAATGTTGCTGGATTCGGCAACGTGATAAACAGTTGCTCCACCGCTTTGACGTGGAAGTGCAACCATGCCTTGTAGGCCAGTCATAATTGTTGCACCTGCGCTTTGCAAAACTAAAGCTTTACGAAGCAAATCAATAAAGCTCTCGCTCATTAATTCAGTTGCAACTAAATCGCCGCCTGCTGATGCGCTGCCAACTGTCAGATCACGGCGACCGTAACCAAGAACATCAGCAGGAATCAACATACCGCGAGCTTCTTTGCCGGATTGCTTTTGTGCAGCACGGCTAACTTCAATTTCAAAAGCAGCAGCTTTTTGTGCTTCGATGCTATTGGGGTGAGCCATAGCATTGATAGCGCGAATAAAAGAGAAATTGCGCTTCTCTTTTTCGTTTAAACCAATCTCTGCATCAGCAGTATTTAATGGTTTTTCTTGAACGCCCATTTTTTCTAAAAGGGCAGAACGAAGCTCTTCTAAGCTGCGAGAATTAGCAATAAATTCCGAAGCCATCTCAATGTTCTTGGTGCGTTGGCCAAGAGCAATCATCTCAGCAGCTTCCTTTGCTTTGGCCTGAGTGGCCTCAGCGCGGACAGCCTCTAGGTTGAGGGTTTGATCCACAGTTGTAACTCCATTAGGTTGATTTTGAACGGCTGAGGCCGTTTTTGTTACCTCTTTATGATAGAAGGCACGGCCCAAGCCAACTGAAAAGTCAGCAGGAACCGTTACTAGACTAACTTCGAGAGGTTCAAATTTAGTAGCACGATAAGTAACCGGTGTGGTTGACTCATCGGTTTCCATCTCATTAATTTTATACCCAAAACTTACATTACGTATAATTCCGTCTTTGATAAGGTCTTGCATCTCACGTCCCAAGGCATTATTGGCAAGTTTAACCTTGGCATAAGCTCTTTTATTTTTTATAAATGCCTTTTGTACAACACCAATGATTCGATCTGCATCATGCTGATATAGCAATGGTGCACCATTGTTAAGGCGCGACAAATCCATAGATTTTTCGTCCATAGTCAACACTTCCATGCCGTAGTAACGTTCAATTGGCGTTTCGCTGGCAAATGGAAATTCAAGTGTACGGTCATCTTCGCTATCTACTTTAAAATCTGTATTAGCAGAACGCTTAATAATATGACCATCAAAAAATCTTAATGCTGCAATTTTTGTCAGTGTTGAGAATTTATGGCCTACCAACCGGTCAGTTTCTGCATAACCATCTTCAATCTTACGATAGATACGAATTAAAGCCGCAGGGTCTTCTTCTGTTGCTTCAATGCTAAAAGAAGAATCAGGGATCTCTAAAGTGCCTTCACGCAAAATGCGTATAATTTTGCCGCGAGCACTACCACCGCTACTACCCCATTCAACAAAATCACCAACTTTTAATGAGCCAGGCTCTGCGCGGTGTTGTGTTTCTCGATTTGTGTCATCCATTAAACGATCCTGTGCGTTTTTGATAGCGGTTGATTTCATGTTGCTCCATGATTGGCCGGAGTCACCTCCCCATGCCGCCCATGCTACCCTGCCCGGCGATGGATAACCATTAGTCCCAGGTTTGAATCCTTCCCCTTGTTTGTCAACTTCATGTCTAGCGAACCATGCATTCATTTCTATAACTACATTAGGGCTTAGTTCATCGCCAGATAAAATCTGACTTGCTCTTGCAGCGGCCACCTCTGTTCCTCCAGGTTGCCCTTCCGCTTTCCAATCCCGATATCGTTGAGCTTCTATTCTCATACCCTCGGTAGGAGTTAAATCAATTGTTTTTTCACCAATTTTTGCCATCAACCTTCCCCTTCCTGAAGTTCTTCGTCTTGTTTTTCAGGGTCTTCAATTAATGGTGAAGGTGTTGGTTGCGATGTGCCATTGCTAGATACTTGCGATGGATCAGTATCAAGCACAATCCCCAATTCATCAGCTATGGCCAATTCATGCTGACGTTGACGCATTTGATCCTCAAAATCACCTCCATGTAATGCTATCACTTGAGATAGTGTCATAATACCACTGCGAATCAGATCCTTATATGCTGCAGCTTCTTTTTGTGGATCAACAAATTGAGCAGCAGGCGCTATCCATTTATTAGAGTAATAACGTTCAGGGTTGGTATCAAATCCAGGCAGTTCCAATACACCAGACATTACAGCCATATCCATCCATTTTTCATAAACCATTTCGCATAGAGATTCAATTAAATATTGCTGCAATGCCTTATAATGCGCTCTAGTCTCAAGCAACTCAAGGCGAGACGAGCTGTAATTGCTTTGCGAAAAATCGCTAGATACCTGTGTATATGAACATCCAATACCTGCTGCTACAGCACGAAGCATCTGTTGTACAAATGGCGTAAAAGAATCATCTGGTCGGTTAGGTGTGAAAAATTGCATCTCCTCTCCTGGAGCTAAGCGGCGAATACTGCCTGGAGAAAAATCAAGCACTGATTCATTTTCATAAGTACCATCCTCAAATAATTCTTGATCTGGCGTTTTAACAAAGCCCATCATGCTACTACTGGCTCTTGCAGCCACAATTTCTGATTCTTCATATCCACTCAAATTACGCAATCTTACAATTGCTGTGGCAAATGCACTAATGCCTCTTGTTTGCCCAGGACGTTCAATTAAATACAAATGCAATATGTCCTCAGCTGGGATGCGTACTCGCCTCTTAGCCGCTTTTTGCGCATAGCTAAATAAGTAATCGCCAGGATGATAATCAAAAAAATGATATGCAACTGGTCTACCCCATTTATCTATTTCAACTCCCATCCGCACTTCATTACCATTCTTTTCAATACCGCTGTAATCATCATCGAGTAAATCTGATTCAATTATTTCAAGCCCTAATGGCACCTTGCTGCCACCAAATGGTTGTTTCACTAATCTAATAAATACTTCTCCAGATTCCAGCATAGATGTGATTGATAATTTTTGAATGTCATACCAACTTAATTTACCAGCAGTATTACATTTTTTTGCGCAGATCCAATATTCCCACTCTTGTTCAATTTTGCTATTTATATCTTCAGCTAAACGACCGCCACGTTGCATTCGCACTTGCGCTTGCATCTTAATACCAGTGCCAACCACGTTATTACGAACAGCACGTAAAGCTGATTTAGCAAAATCAGAATCACGCACCAATTGCCTAGCGCGATTGCGAACAACCCTAATTCCACCGCGAATTTCACTGTCAGCAGATGTTGCTTGGCTGATCCAATCCGATGTCAATCTATTATTTTGTGCTGCAGCATAAGCACGCTTTAAAAGCGCATTCTTTTTACGTGCTTCTTGTAATTGATTTTTTAAAGCATTTGTTCTGCCAAATCCTAAAAATGCCATTACACAAACCTCACTTTTGCCAACCCTGGATTACCAAGTCCTTGTCTAATTTTTTCAGCTTTACGTTCCATCGCAATCTCATTTTTTAAACTATCGCGCAATTGCAATAGTTCTTCCATTTTATATCGCTTTAACGTACGTCCGCCAATCTGATACTCCTGCACCATTCCGCCTTGCGCCAAGGTTTGGATCGCAGTCTCAACATGAGACAAATCAATCTCAGCGCGACTGCGATCATCAAAAGCGCTAGGGGTTCCTGCATATTTGGCTGATGCCTTAACCGTAAATTGCCCGCGACCTGCTGTGTATTGAAAGGTGCTATACGTTGCTATCGCTTGCCATGTCCAAACTCCTACAGAAAAGCCATTAGTTGTAGCCGCTGGCACAATTACTCGCCACCCACTTCCTTCTGCCGTCCCAACAACAGTTGCTGCCTCACTATTTATATTTGTCCTTGCATACCATGTCAACGTATAAGTTGCGCTATTAATATTTGTACCAATTGCATCCTTAAATGCAGGTACATCAAAAGCGAACGTATCGCCTGTGTAAATAATACTAGGAACAAGAATACTCACCAGCTTGTCACGAACGAAGAGGATTGCCGTACCATT